ACGTATTCCCTAAGCTGTTTTAACTTACGTAAAGCAAATGCTTGGCCTTGTAATCTGTACATGTCTTCTAACTTAGAGGCTTGCTCCATAGCCCTATGAACTTCTAAAATTCTTTTATCAACCTCCGCTAAGAAAGATTCCCATAAAGGTTTGTCATTCACTAAAGGTTTTAGGTTGTTCATGGAGCAGCACTTTCACCAGTATTAGCTGAGAAGCCAGGTTCTCCTGGTGTAGGTACAGAACCAGTTCCTATAGTACCACCCCCACTACCTTGGGTATCAGTTGCCTGTGCCCCTGCTGGAACGCCCTGTGGTGGTAATGGTTGTCCGTCTGGTCCTACTTGAGGTGGAGTTGGATTTGCTTCTTTCCATTTCTTTAGCATCTCAGCTTGCACTGTAGCATCCCCCAAAGAGTTTACTAATTTATCAGGATCAAGATCCATAGACTTAGCAATTTCACGAATAATATAATCCATCTTAGCAAAGGGAGCTAGTACTGGATTCTGTACGACACCAAGGAATTGCATTAGACGTTGGCTTCGTACTTCATTAGCCATCAGGCTTTCTGTACCACGAGCCTTGACATCAAGATCACCTTTGATCTCTTCGTCATAGTCAAACTGCATATTAAAGTTAAAGAAAGCTTTAGCTAGTGGACCTAATAAATAGTCATCAACATTCTTTACTACATTACGGATACTTCCGTTAGCCGCAGACATAAGCATAGAGATACCAGAGGCAGTACGTCCAACACCAGATACACCTGTCTGCCCGTGAGCAAACGAAGGAAAGCCAGTTGACTCATCAGCTAGTACTCGTGCTTTATCAAACATCTGCATGTTTTCATTAGATACGTTGGGAAACTTAGTACCGAAGATAGCCTGTCCAGGTGCTCCACCTTGGCGACGAAAGACTTTGCCTGGATACACAGATAGATCTTGTCCAGGTACTAGGTTAGTCTCATCTACTTCTATAAGCATATTACCAGATAACGCAGCATTGTCAACAGCCATACGCATAAAGCCATTCATTAATGTTTGCGTATCATCCATATTCTCTGCAATACCAATACCAAATAAGCTATAAGGGCTTACTTCGTAGGGTACTGAGTAGTATGGAATAATTGCAGGAGTAAATGGATTCATAACTAAACGTAACACTTGGTTATTACAAACCCAAATATTTACATTTACTTGATCCATATCTTTTAGTTCCGAAGGAATATCAACACTGTAACCTTCAAGAACTTCGATATCAACATTACCCCAGAACTCTAGGACTTCGTAACGTTCTGCTTTGGATTCATTAGTGTCATCCTCCATAGCCTGTTCCCACCACTCTTTAGTGTAGGACTCACCCATGTTCACAGCAGTATCAATAGAATTTTTACGGAAGAAAGGCCTACGCTTAAGTGCTCGTACTTGACTACGAGACATCTTATGACGTTCTACAACGTACTCTGCCTCATCCATATTAGCAGCATCAGGATCTGGATAGAAGTTCCAAATAGAAACAGAAGAAGTTTGAGGTACAGTTTTAATATTAGGTTTGTACTCACCCTCTTCATTCCAATTAGGATACTCTTTGTCTACAGCAAATGGACCTTTCATTACGCCTGTACCAAACAAAGCACATTCAAAAGCAGCTACACGTAATTGTTTATTAGCATTAGACTCTTCAAGTTGATCATGGATTTTCTTTTCCATTTTCTTTGCTGAAACCATTGCGGGATGAAACGTAATCTCTGTAGCAGTACGTCCTGGTCCTTCTTTAAGTTTATCAGCTACTGGTCCAAGTCTAGATTTAAGACCTGCTAGACGTTCACTTAGATCAAGAGTAGTTTCTCCAGGTTGGAGTCTCATTTCTTCAGGGCTAAACTCATCTTTAGCTTTACTTGTTTCTTCATTAGATTCAAAGTTTACTGTCTCTACTACACCTTCAGGTAAAGTTGTAGGGTCAACAGTAATTGGAAATTTATTATTACCAAAAAGAACTTCAACAATTTGTCCGTAAGCAGCTAAGACTTTAGTCTTAGTAACCTTAACAAAGATGCGAGACTTTTCTGTAGAAGTAAATTGAACATCAGGTCCATACAAACCACGATAGTTTCTATAAGCTTGAATCCAACGATGCTCTTCTACTTCACGAGCTTCAGAAGCTTTATAGTAACGGTCACGTACTAAGGATACAATAGTACCAGAAGGTATATCACTCATGTCTCCTTCTTTAGAATCTTCTAATGAAGAGGATTCAACTGAGTCCATCATTATACTCTCTTGGTAAATTTCGTCTTCTTCCATATTCTTTCCTTAATATCCGAAAGTTGGATCACTTGCTTGAAAGCCTGAGTGTTGAGTAGGGTCGTAATCAAAAAGACTACTACGTGGACGAGTCATAACTCCATATCGTAATGCATCATATAGGTGGTCTTCAGCGTGTGTATCTACATCCTCTGGATTTTTTTTATCCAATGGTAAAGCAGGTAGCTGAGAAATAATATTAGAACAACTATTAAAAAATACTAGTCTAGGTTTTTCAGTCCACTCATCTACTTGTAACCTTCTGTGTAATTCGTTCTTACCTGCTACACGAGAACCTCTAGATCTATCTGCAGGTCTCCAATGACAACCACGTATAATCATTTGTTCTGCTAGAGAGGGGCCAGTGTCACCACGCTTGTGCCACAAACTACTGTCAAGTACACCATAACGTATCTTCTCTTCTGATTCAACATTTAATATCATATCAGCTAAATCAGTAGCAATAACTTTAGATACATACATCTCCCTATAAACAATTAATTGTTCATCAGGAGCTACTGCAATCCATACAACCCCTGTATAAGAACCATAACCGTAGTCACATGCACGAAACTTAGCCCAGCTAGCAGGTATATCAAAGGGTTCTATTACATGTATGTGTCTATTAAACTCTGAGAAGGCTGCACCTTCGTTAATATCCCAGTCACCTTCTAGTAACTGCCTACGTTGATGCTCAGGTAACGACAGGAGGTTAGCTTCGTACATACCATCTTCAGCTAAATAGGGGTTATCAAACAAAGTAGCAGGTATAAACCTACGTTTAAAGAGTGGTTCACCTTCTTTAGTGTGACCTTTAGGCCAAGTAATAGTTTCTCCTGTTTCCCTATCAGTAGCCCAAAAAGCAGTGTCAGGTACGTCAGGATCAATAAAAGTCTTCTTAACCCACTGGTGTCCTGGGCCTCCTGGGTTACTTGTAGCCCTCATATGGAGGGGTAACCCTGAATCTTTAGTAGTACGTAGCCTTGAGCGCATGTAATCCCAGGGATAAGGCGTGGGCCACTGTGTCATCTCGTCAAAGCCAATCCAATTAAAGGCTTGACCTTGGTATCGCATCACATCATCGTCCCTATCTAGGTAGGACATCCACAAAGTAGCTCCCGATGGTGCAACCCAAGTCTTATCCCGTTCCATAAACTTAATCCCAGGTATTGCCTTGGGGTAAAGGAGCTTGGAAACAGATATAAGCTCTCTTAATTCTTCTGTACTCCTACGTACCAGCAACATTGTAGCATGTGGGTTGTTTAACCAACGTACTGGGTCTGCAATCATGGCGTATGACTTGCCACCTCCAGCAGATCCACCATATAGTACCTCTTGTTCAGTAGAAGCTAAGAAATCTGTCTGTGGACCTGGGTTAGGCTCAAAGATAATCTCTCTAATTGCTGTTTCTACCTCAAACTCAGGCGGCTTGACCTGTGCTGGCACTGTTTTCTTTTCTAACTCTTGCACCGATACGTTGGTTTTCAAGCCTTTCGGCTTTCTCTGCGGCTTCTTTGTACTTTTCTGCATAGAAGCGTTGGATTGAAGCTTCCTTTTTACGTTTTTGCTCAAGTTTAACCCTCTGCATTAGACCCACATGAGAGATGTAGCGGCCTGAGGTAGTACTTAGCCAATTAGAAACCTCACGGAGACTGTATTGTTTAAGATACTTCTTAGCTTGCTCAAATAATTCTAACTCTTCTGGGATTGGTAACAGTATATCAGAGTCTTCAGGGTCTTGTCTATAGCCAAATGGTATAACCCTACCAACTCTTACTACTGAAAGCCATTCATACTCTCCATCTACCGAATCTGGTTGAGGGAGTTGCCAAGTTTTTTTAATCTTCATGGTTTTTAGGTGGCAATATAAACAAAGGACTATCTGATTTGACTTCTACTTTATCTGTTTTAACAAATCCAGCCCTGTCTAATAGATCTTTTGCTGCTGCCATCTTTTCTTTGTTACCCAAGTCAGTAGGGTTTTGCATTATGTCTAACATAGAGAAAGCAGCTTGAGGCCCACGAGTAGCTATAAACTTCTTCGTGAGATCTGCAATTTCATCTTGCAAAGTATTCATAATTGTAGTTGATGCTGTACCAGAGGCATACCCTGCTAGCTCTGTAGCTCGTGCAGGTATACCTCTAGCTTCCTCAAAGAGAACAGCTAAAAACTTTTCTTGTTTTTCTGTAAGTGTTCGACTCATATTGTAATCCCGCTAAGTAGTAATTACTTACCCATAAAATTTTTGCCATCTTTAAATTTAAAATTTCTTAACTTATGTTGTGTAGAGGAAAAACGTGTTGCAGGTAAATCAAGAGCACGAGCTTCAGATTTTGATAGTGCCTCGTAAGCTGCATATGTATTAGCTTTCATCCAAGCAGCACCTTTTAAATCTTTCTTTTTAGCCATAGGTTTTTTACGAGCAGCGTTTGGCCCAGTATTTTTACGTGCTGCTGCTGATGCTTTGATTGCTTTATTTGCTGCATCTACTTCTCTTTTTTCTGCAACAGACATTTCACCGTACCCGCCACCAACACGAGTTACTGTATCAGGTCTTTTTTTAGGTCTGAGAGTTTTCTTTTCAGAAGACTTACCAAAATCATTAGCCCACTGTCGAAGAGTCTTACCTTCTTTTTTCAGTGTAGCTGCAGTCACAGCAAGTTTTTTTACACCCTTTTTGTCATAAAAGAATTTTTCATTCTTTTTAACAGCAGCACCAACTGTGCGGGGTTTACCTTTTAATTTATCTTCTTCAGCCATAATTTATTCCTACTCACATTCACATTTGTTACAGGAGCAGGTTCTATTAAGAACTGCACGTAAGATACGTTTAAAATATTCCCTCATGATTTTTTCCTATACGGTTTTACTTTTGCTGCAATTTTCTTCGGTTGAGCTACGTTCTGTTTACCAGCAGCAGTGCCTTTACGTTTTGCTTTGGTTGTAGCAGCGTACTCAGAAGAGCTAAGAGACTT